GAGTTATCGTACGAGTCGCTGTTAGAGACACAGCCGAGGTAATCTTTAGATAGAACGAACGAGTGTCGTCCGCAGTAGCATCAGGCATGGTGAAGGTTTCGTTGGCGTCAGCCGCCATTTCCTTCGTGCCGTAGCTAAAACCGTCTGTGATAAGCTCAAGGTTAGTGTTGGTACTGGTGCCCCAAGTGCCGTCCTCATCACCTGTGGTGATTTCCTTGAGCCGTAAATTATTTACATAAGTAGCCATTTGGTTTCTCCAGTATCTACACTAACGTACTGCCGCCCGCTGGCGGTATGCTTGTCGCGTAAATCTTTGTATTCTGACGTAAGTTTAAGACTTGCCCGCAATCAGAACAAGTGTCTGCGGCTAATTCCGCCTCGTTAAGATCATACCCGCAGTTGCTGCATAAAAGCTCAACTTCATGTCTAGGGTCGATTGCTGTGCCTAAATCTTTTGCTTCGTTAACTATTTTCATGCTGCTATCTCCGTCCAATTTGCATTTTGAGTAGGTACGATTTCGCCCCAGACTAACACGGTGCCTGCTTGCCCTGTGGCCTGTACGCCAATGGCGTATATTATAGCACCGCCTGTCTCTGTCGTTTCTCCGAGTGCTGTAGTGCCTTGAACACCCGTAACATTGACGTTGGCATCCGCTTCTGCTGTTGCTGTGCCTAGTGCTGTAGTACCTTGAACGCCCGTAACGTCAATAATGTTGTTGGTTATCTGGGTTACTGTGCCTAACTCAGTTGTGCCTTGTACGCCAATGGCGTATACCGTAGCTCCGGCAGATACTGTTTCTTCGCCAAGGGCCGTGGTTCCCACCACTCCAGTGACAAACACATCAGCGTTAGCCGCTACTTCAACCGTACCTACTGCACCTGTGGCTACTACTCCAGAAATCGAAATAATCGCATCGGCGGTAACTTCGACACTACCAACAAAACCGGTGGCCGCATTACCAAGGGCCTCAACCGACCCATCTGCCTCAACCGCTGTGTTACCTAGTGCTACAGTGCCTTGAACGCCGGAAATCGAAATAATCGCATCGGCAGTGGTTGTAACTGTACCTACAGCGCCTGCGGCTTCTAATCCGGCAGTGCTTACATTGGCGTCAGCCTCTACTGCAACGCTACCCAGTGCCCCTGTGGCTTCTAGCCCCGTTACAGAAATAACATTGTTTGTTATTAAAGAAATATCGCCTAGGGCAGTAGTGCCCACTACGCCGGTAACATCTACTACAGCAGTACCGGTTACTTCAACCGAACCCGTCTGGCCCGTGGCTTGAACGCCTGTTACTGGGGCATCCACATCAACCGATACAGACGCAGTGCCAAGAGCGGTAGTGCCCTGAACGCCTGTAACCGAAACAACCGCAATGCCCTGAACGGCAACCGTACCAAGAGCAGTAGTACCCTGAACACCCGTGACATCAACAATCTTGCCGATGTCTATTTCGACCGTGCCTAAAGCAGTGGCGGCACTAACCCCAGTGACATTTACAACGGCTTCGGCAACTGTAGATACAGAACCAACCGCGCCAGTACCGGAAACCCCAACCAGAGAAACTTCTGCTCCGGCCGTTACGGTTTCGTTACCTAGTGCGGTAGTGCCGACGACGCCGGACACAGCGATGATTTGGTCCGTATTGACCGCAACCGAACCAACCGCGCCGGTAGCCGCATTGCCTAGAGCTTGGATAGCCCCATCAGCCTCAACAGCGATATTACCTAACGCAGAAGTACCAACAACCCCTGTAACAGATACAGTAGCATCAGCAGATACAGCCTCATTGCCGAGCGCCGAAGTTCCAGAAACCCCATCTACAAAAATAGTGGTGGTACTAGAACCCCAGTTGTCTCGGCCCCAAGGACCTGAACCCCAGCCTATGTAATCCGTCGAAGAGGCCATTTAGCCCCCTACTAGGCGATACGGATTATAGCGTTGCTCGCATCAGCAGCAGGGAACACGATAGTAAAGTCGCCCGCAGTAGAGGTCTTATCCGAACCGAAGTCCAGAACTGCAACAGCAGGGTTAGTGCCGCCGTTCGCCAAGTAGATAAGCGCACCACGAGCAGTAATGGTTGCCGTAGAAAACGTGAGATCAGCAAAGTCCAAAAACGCTGTTGTGCCGCTCGAAGCTGGATTTGCTGAAATAGTCAGCGTACCGCCGCCTGCCGAGTAGCCCGTGCCTGAGACTTCGTTAGTTGCAGAATACGCCGTAGTGGTTGCGTCTAATGTAGCTGACGACGTGTATAGAGCCAGCTTAAAGACCTGTGCTGTGCCGCTGCTAAAGTCAAAAGTTCCGTCAAGAATATCGACTTTAAATGATGTTGCCATAGCTTGTGTGATAGCCATTTTTCTTTCCTCTTAAAAAAATTAACGCGGTTTAATCCTGATCTGACCAGAGCGGTACATATCTTCCCGCATCTTGCCATCACCTAGGTTCTTTAATAACGCCATAGCGTCGATATACATCTTCTGGTACAAGGCTACCATATCTGGCTCGCCCTTAATAAAGCGAATGGCCTCGACCAAAGCGCCGTTAAGCAATGCAGAGTCAAACTCGTCGCCAAGCCACGTAGTACCGGCAGTAACGATAGACTCGGGGTAGTAGCCGTAATGTAACTCAACTTCGTACGAAGCATCCGGTGTTGGGCCTATAATAAACGCTGTATCGTCAAAAAGGCCGTAGTGCTTGGGTGCGCCAGTATCCGTTGGGCCGGGATACGCTTCTCGTATGAAGTTAACGTCTTTGTTCAGCAAGTAGGTGTAGTTCCCATCACCGTCAATAACCGCCAAAGAGAAGGGGTATAAGAAGTCCGTAGGGTACACCAAATACTTGTTGTTTGCCGTCATGTTGCCTGTCTGGTTTTTACGCAAAGCAGGAATCTGAACAGTGTTATATATCTTCTGCTCAGCCTGATCGGTAAACATAGCAAGCTGCGCGTCCGTAAACGACTGCTCGCAAATGTCCTCTATGTTGGTCTTCAGATCGGCGTAATTCACACCCTACTCCTTAACCCATTGGGCCTCGGGCCATAGTACCTTTAGTCGCTGCGCCTACACCGCGAACCTTAACGCCGCTAGTCTTCATATCTTTAGGCGGTTGGTTGCAGCAGTCAGCTACTTTATACATAACAGGCTCGTTAGGGAACTCTATTACCTTCGGGGCCTTCACGTTTGATCTTGACTTCATTTTCATTTTGATCTCCTAGCTCGTAGTTACTGTTACGGACCCTACGGCTCCTCTTCCTTCCAAATTGTCTGGGGTAAGTCCAAAAGGATCGTTTAGTCCTACTGGGTCCCATCCCCATTGAATATCCCTACTTGCTACTAACTCCGCAGAGTCTGGACGTGGGTTTCGCAGTGCTTGTGGGTCTTCAACTGGAAACTCACCTAGTTTGTTCTGTGGCTGATCTGGGTTCCAACACTCAGGGCATGCCTTAATGTTAGTCTTATTTCCCTTAACAATCAGCTCTTTAAGTTCACGTAGCTTGTACTGAAACCCACATACGTCGCATATCGCGATTGCTTTTTGCCCAGACGCATACTTGTAGCTCATGTCTACCTCACGCCATATATACGCGGCACCAAGCTAAGTGTGGCTTTCTCTCTATCTTCACCCGCAGCTAACTCAAACTGACGCTCGTACTCGGCCTGTAGCATAGGAATACGTGGCATTAACTCAGGGTCTTTTTGCGCTATATAATACGCAAGCCCTGCAACGAGGCAGGGCAAGAAACGGAAGTTAACGTCTGCTGTGTTTACCCCTGTACCGGCATCCTCAATACGACGCATACGCCAATACTTAAGGATGTAGTAAGGCGCTACAAGCGTGCCTTGATCTGGCACCGGCCATACTGTTGCTGTTGGGTTAGCCTGCCCACGGTCTATATACATCTGGATGGGGCGGCCTTGGCTTAGCTTGTTAGGGATGCTGGAGTACGTAGAGACGCTGATTCGAGTAATGTTTAGGTCAGACTGAGTGCTGATGTTGCCACTACCCGTACGGACTACGTGCTCTAATAAATCTATAGTATCTGCTGGCAGGTCGTAAGTGGCTGTGCCTTGAGCGAGGTTTAACGTGCCCTCTTCAATAGTCCACATGTTAATGCCACGGTTCTGCCACTCGATAGTCAACAGGTTCATGGAACGACGAGCAGTACGCAGGTCATAACCAGAACGCATTTCTCTACCGGCACGTTCCCACGCTTCTTCCGCAATCTCGGTGAAGTCCATGTTGAACGCTGTAGTACCAGAAGTCGCCATTATTTCTTCTTCCTTTTAAGCGGTGTTACACGCTTGGGTTTTCCCGCCGGTTGCCCTAGGCGCTTCTTCTGCGCTACTCGGGACTTCTTCTCTGCCGCTGTCATTTCACCAGAGGTCTTAGGCGTTTTACTGGAGACACGCTTAGAGGGCCTACAGTACGGGGTTCCCCGCTTCTCGCCTTCCTTACGACCGCAGGCTTTGCCCGTGCGGACATCTTTCCAGTCCTCTTTAAACCAGCGCTTTAGGGCTGCGCCCTTCTCTGTCTTACGAACGGCCACTGGCTTTCTTCTTCCTGCATTTGGCTATAGCACCCGAGGCGTACGCAGAAGGGAAGACTTTGTACGATGCCTTCACCTTGCGGTAGCAGTCGTCTTTGACCGTACCGCCTTTCTTAAACGTAATGGGCTTCATTTTGCCCATGCCTCGGCACTTCATCATACCATGCGACCTTTAGTGTGGCCCTTCATGCAGGCACCATCACCACGAGTTACGCCGCCACCTTTCTTGTAGCCTTTGACCTTGCCGCCCATGTTCATCTTGCCTTTGCCGTCAGCAGCGTAGAATGGGACTTTCTCGCCGTCCTTTTCTACCATAGTCAGACCACCAGCTTTGTAGCCTTTACCAGCACCCATTGCCATACCGCCCATAGCCATTTTGTGCTCGGAGTCTTTCATCATGGTACCGTCAGGCATTTTGTGCATGCCAACTTTACC